GAATGGGTGGTCTCACACACCGACCGTTGGCGTGACTATCGTGATACCAATTTCATGCGTGATTGGGAAGAGTATGAGCGCATCTTCCGTGGTCAATGGGCTGCTGAAGACAAGACACGAGACAGCGAACGCAGTCGTATCATCTCCCCTGCAACACAGCAAGCCGTTGAAACACGCCATGCTGAAATTGTAGAAGCCATCTTCGGTCAAGGAGAATTCTTTGACATTCAGGACGACCTGAAGGATGTAGACGGCAATCCAATGGATGTAGAGGCTCTGAAGTCTCTCCTGATGGAAGACTTCAAGCGGGATAAGATTAAGAAAAGCATTGACCACATTGAGTTGATGGCAGAGATTTATGGTACAGGTATTGGTGAAATTGTCATTAAAGAGACAAAACAGCTAAAGCCAGCCACTCAGCCTATCCCCGGTGCTCAAGGAACTGCTGCTATTGGTGTAATGGAAGGAACACGCATGAGCGTGGCTCTGAAGCCAGTAAACCCCAAGAACTTCCTTATTGACCCTAATGCTGAAACCATTGAAGATGCAATGGGCTGTGCAATTGAGAAATATGTCTCTATTCACAAGATTGTCGAAGGCATGGAAAAAGGTATCTACCGCAAGGTGGACATTGGAACCACCTATGACGACACAGAGCTAGAGCCAACACAAGAGATGGTTCAGTTTCAGGACGACAAAGTAAAGGTTCTTACCTATTACGGCCTTGTCCCTAAAGAATACTTGATGAAGCTAGAAGAAGGCGATGCAGAGGTCGTGGACTTGTTCCCCGAAGACTCTCTTGCTGACGACTACTCAGAGCTGGTAGAAGCCATCATTGTCATTGCTAATGACTCGATGCTCCTGAAGGCTGAAGAAAACCCGTACATGATGAAGGATAGGCCGCTAGTAGCTTATCAGGACGATACAGTGCCGGGACGCTTCTATGGGCGTGGAACGGTTGAAAAAGCCTACAATATGCAGAAGGCTATTGACGGTCAGCTTCGTGCTCATATGGACTCTGTAGCCCTTACAACAGCCCCTATGATGGGTATGGATGCTACACGGCTTCCACGAGGTGCTAAGTTTGAAATTAAGCCCGGTAAGAGCTTCCTGACAAACGGCCCTCCTGCTGACATCTTGTTCCCCTTCCACTTCGGTCAAAGCACACAGGATGCTCCAGCAGCAGCCCAGAACTTTGAGAGAATGTTGCTTCAAGCGACAGGAACAGTGGATAGTGCAGGTCTTCCCTCCAATGTGCCTCGTGAAGGTGGCTCTCAGGGAATGTCGATGGCGATGGCTGGAATCATCAAGAAGTACAAACGTACCTTGGTGAACTTCCAAGAAGACTTTATGATGCCTTTCATCTATAAAGCTGCCTACCGCTATATGCAGTTTGACCCTGAGCGTTATCCGTCAGTTGATGTCACATTCATTCCAACTGCCACCCTTGGCATCTTGGCTCGTGAGTTTGAACAGCAGCAGATGATTGGTCTCTTGCAAACGCTTGGCCCTAACACTCCTGTTCTCCCTGTATTGCTTAAAGGCATTCTTGCTAACAGCAGCTTGTCCAACAGAGCAGAGCTTATGTCTACGCTTGAGCAGATGAGTCAGCCTGACCCTAATGCAACCCAAGCAGCACAACAGCAACAAGAGGCAGCAGCAGCCCTTGCAGCAGCTCAAACAGCTGACCTACAAGCAAGCGCAGCGTCTAAAGCAGCCGATGCTCAGAAGACACAGATGGAGACACAACTTCTCCCTGTTGAACAACGAGTGAAGATGGTTACAGCAGCTTCTACAAACCTCGATAACGGAGGAGACTTTGAGAAGCGTCTGAAACTAGCTGACATGATGCTGAAAGAAAAACAAGTAAATTTGAAAGAAGCTGACATTCGCTCTAATGAACGAATTGCACAGCTACAAATGATTAAAAAATAACAGAAAGGACGCTCCTACATGGACAAAGCGTTACAAACATATTACGAAGAAACATTCTCAATGATGGCTACCGAAGGGTGGAAAGCACTCATTGAGGACTTTGAAAAGATTAAAACCTCTATCAATAACATCTACACGGTGAAGGACGAACAACAATTGAAGTTTCGCCAAGGCCAGTTGGACATCATTGATTTAGTTTTAAACCGCAAGGCGATGTGTGAAGAAGTGTATGAGGACATTGTAAATGAAACGAATATTTGAATTTCTTTGCGACAACTCACACATCACTGAACGGTATGTAGATGAAGCCATCCGAACTGACAGGTGTTCTACCTGCGGCAAGGATGCTTTACGGATTGTTTCTAAGCCCCGCATTGCCCTTGAAGGCATTACAGGAGCTTTCCCCGGAGCAGCAGATGCTTGGGTAAGAAAGCGAGCAGAGAAACAGAAACAAGAACAGAAGAAGGCCGCTGAATAAGCACAAGCTGGATTCATATTTAAATGTCCTAAAACCCATACGGGCAGGATGAAAGGTATACATGGCACTGATTGAACAAGAAGAACTGTCTAATGAACAGTTTGATGATATTACGAAAACTGACTCTCAGAATGTAGAGGAAGTAGTAGCTGAAAAGCCCCGGATTCCCGATAAATATTCGGGCAAGAGTTTGGAGGACATTGTGACGATGCACCAAGAGGCTGAAAAGCTCATTGGGCGACAGGCACAAGAAGTAGGTGAGGTTCGTAAACTCGCAGATGAACTCATTAAACAACAACTCGCTCCTAAGCAACAAGACTCTGTACAAGAAAACGAATACGACTTCTTTGAAGACCCCCAGAAGGCTGTTCGGAATGCAGTAGATAAACACCCCGATGTGCTTGCCGCTAAACAAGCAGCACAAGAGATGCGAAATATGCGTACTCAGGAAATGCTTAACAAAAAGCACCCTGACATGGCAGAAGTAGTAAAAGACGGAGAGTTTATTGAGTGGGTTAAGGCTTCGCCTGTGCGACTAAATTTATACGCACAAGCTGATGCTCAATATGACCTGCAAGCTGCTGACGAGCTTCTTTCAACATTCAAACAGATTCGCTCTGTAAAAAGCCAACAAACTCGTGCTGATGGACAACAAGTCCTAAAACAGAACTTGAGAGCAGTTGGTGTAGACACAGGCGGTTCTGGAGAAACTTCACAGAAAGTGTATAGACGTGCTGACCTCATTCGGCTACGCATGACTGACCCCCGGAGGTATGAAGCCTTGTCTGACGACATTATGGCTGCTTATGCTGAAGGACGGGTCAAATAGTCGCCTACGGCTCCTGCCATAGGTGATAACATTAATTTTAAGGAAATTTAAATATGGCTCTCGGTACTAATAACGTCACTAAGACGACTGCTGCAACGTTCATCCCCGCAATTTGGTCGGATGAAATCGTTGCTGCTTACCAGAAGAATCTGGTTCTCGCTAACCTTATCAAAAAGATGAGCTTCAAAGGCAAGAAAGGTGACTCCGTTCATATTCCTGCTCCCACCCGTGGTTCTGCTTCTGCTAAAGCTGCTTCTACTCAGGTAACACTGATTGCTGCAACTGAGAGCGAAGTTGTTGTCACTATCGACAAGCACTATGAATATAGCCGCTTGATTGAAGACATTGTGGAAACACAAGCATTGTCTTCGCTCCGTGCTTTCTACACTGAAGATGCTGGCTATGCCTTGGCTCGTCAAGTAGATAGCGATTTGGTTGCTTTGGGCCGTGGTGTTCAAGGTGGTGGCGGTACTACTGCTTACTCCGGTGCTTTCTCCGGTGCTGACGGTACAACTGCTTATGTTGCTGCTGCTAACACTGGCTTGGGTGCTCTCACTGATGCTGCTATCCGCCGTAGTATTCAACGTCTTGATGACGCTGATGTTCCTATGGATGGTCGCTTCCTCATTGTTCCTCCTTCAAGCCGTAACACCATGATGGGTATTGCTCGCTTTACTGAACAAGCCTTCGTTGGTGAGTCCGGTTCTAGCAATGTCATCCGTAACGGTGAAGTTGGTAATGTTTATGGCGTTCCTGTGTTCGTCACCAACAACGCTGACACCGCTTCCGGCTCAACCGCTTGCCGTATTGCATTGATGGGTCATAAAGACTTCGCTGTGCTTGCAGAGCAAATGGGTATCCGTTCACAGACTCAGTACAAACAAGAATACCTCGGTACTCTGTTCACTGCTGATACCCTGTACGGTGTTAAAGAGTTGCGTGATGGCGCAGCTGTTGCATTGGCTGTACCAGCCTAAGCGACAAGAGGGGAGAGTCTCAAAAGGACTCTCTCCTTTTTAGAGGGCTTTTAATAAGAGCGTTCCATAAAGGAGAACCTATGAAATTTAAATGTGTACACACCGGACAAGTTTACGAATATTTGGTTGAACAAGACATCAGAGAGATGTTAAAACACGCTGAATATTCTGCTGTTGAAGAAGAAGCTGTACAAGAAGTTGTACAGAAGCCTGTAAAACAAGCCAAAAAGAAGGAAACAGCTCTTGAAACTTTGTTATAGCTGCGGAGAGTTAAAAAACTTAACCGAATACGGAAAAAACAAAAGTAAAAATGATGGAGTTTCTACAGAATGTAGAGAATGTAAGAGGATTATGGACAATGCTTATTCTGCTAAAAACAGAGAAAAAGCAAAACAACGAGCCTCAACTTGGTATTACGCAAACTTAGATAAAGCAAAAGCTGCAAATAAAATATATAACAGTTTGTGGGTAAGACTAAATAAAGGTAAGAACTGTGCAAAAGCAAGTAACTATCGAACACGAAAGTTAAATGCTTCTCCTCCTTGGTTAACTGAGGAAGACTATAAAAACATTCAGACAGAATATTTATTAGCTCAGTGGACTTCAAGTGTAATGAACTCGCAGTATCATGTAGACCATATTGTTCCGCTTAAAGGAAAGAAAGTATGTGGTTTACACGTTCCGTGGAACTTGCAGGTAATTCCTGCCATAACAAACATACAAAAGGGGAATAGAATTGTTCTGTGATTTTCCAAAACACAAGCATCTAAAATGCACGATTTACCGTGGTGTCGGTGGTGGAGGAGATGCCACAACAGATATTGAAGTGAGCACCATTGCTGGCTTCACGGCAGCTGCTACCGTTCAAGCAGAACTTGCAGCTACATCAGCTACAGCAGCTGCTGCTAGTGCCACAAGCGCAGCCAATAGCGCATCTGCTGCCAGTTCCTCTGCAAGCTCCGCAGAGGCCTCTGTTGCGTCCGTAGCTAGTTCGGCTAGTTCGGCCTCAACCAGCGCGTCAGAGGCTGCTACAAGTGCCTCTAATGCCTCCACAAGTGCATCAGCGGCATCCACTAGTGCGTCCAATGCTTCTACATCAGCATCTAATGCCTCCACACAAGCGTCCAATGCTTCGACAAGCGCAACCAATGCTGCTGCTTCAGCTTCGACAGCAACCACACAGGCAGGGATAGCGACAACTCAAGCATCTAATGCAGCTACTAGCGCATCAGGGGCTTCTACATCTGCGGCTACAGCCACCACACAGGCTTCTAACGCTGCAACATCAGCCACTGATGCTGCCACATCTGCTATTGCTTCGGCTGCTGCCAGAGACCAAGCCCTTGCTGCTTTTGATAATTTTGATGATAAATATTTGGGTGAAAAGACTACTGACCCAACAGTAGACAATGATGGCAATGCTTTGCTAACAGGTGCTCTGTATTTTAATACTGGTAGTGCTGTTATGAAGGTTTACACAGGCAGTGCATGGGTTGCTGCTTATGTTTCCGGTGCAGGGACACTGGTTGCTGCTAATAACCTATCTGATGTATCAAGCGCATCTACATCAAGAACAAACTTAGGACTCGGCTCTCTTGCCACTCAGAATGCTAATGCTGTAGCCATCACTGGTGGAACAATTACAGACATTTCAAGTGCAACAATTGTTGCTAGTTCGTCTACTGACGCTTTACGCATTACCAATACAGGAACAGGCAATTCTTTATTAGTTGAAGATGCTGCCAACCCCGACTCAACACCTTTTGTTGTTACTAACGCAGGTAATGTTGGTGTTGGTACTACTTCTCCATCTTCAACACTTTCCGTAAATGGCACTGCAAATGTCACAGGCAACACTACCCTTGGAGATGCAACTACAGACACTGTGACTGTCAATGGGTATATGGCGACTGGAGGAGCCGTGAGTTCCGCAGCCGCAATGTATGTCAGAAACTCAGCTTTGGCAGGAACAAATCAGTACGGTGTTCGTATTGGAGTAACTGGTTCGCAAGCTGGTACAGCTTCCGTTCGAGGCACGTACACCGCCCTTTCAACAGAAGCAGCTTCCTACACCACTACCTTGGTAGCTGGTCATCAAGTAGATGATGTAACCAAGGGCGCAGGTTCTACCATCACCAGTCAGTACGGCCTTTACATTGCCAACCAAACTCAGGGAACAAACAATTACGGTATCGCATCGTTTGTTTCTAGTGGCACGGACAAGTGGAACATCTATGCGTCAGGAACAGCGCAGAACTATTTTGCAGGTAATGTAGGTATTGGTACTGCTTCGCCGGGAAGTTTGCTTGAAGTTTCTCAGTCTGGCGGCGGTGTATTAACACTGCGTAACAGCAACACATCTCAATCGGCAAATGACGTTACTGGTCGTATTGATTTCGCATCAAGCGATACAACAAGTCCAGCGGTGCAGTTTTCTCTTGAAACAATCACGACAAATGCTGGCGGTCTGTATGACTTTCGCATCCGGGCTGGTGCAAACGAGCGTATGCGTATCGACTCCAGCGGCAACTTGTTGTTTAACTCAGGATACGGTTCCGCCGCCACTGCTTACGGTTGCCGTGCATGGGTAAACTTCAACGGCACAGGCACTGTAGCTATTCGTGCAAGCGGGAATGTGTCGAGTATTACCGATAACGGCACTGGTGATTACACAGTTAACTTCACGACTGCTATATCGGATGTAAATTATGGTGTTAATACATCAAGCGCAATTAACTACCCTTACGTATCGCCTACGCCCAGCGACCAATCTAATCCCATAGCGCTTTCTACAACAAGCGTAAGAGTGCAAACTGGGTATTTCTCTGTTTCGCAAACATTGAGAGACCAAGCATTAGTTTGTGTCTCTATTTTCCGCTGAAAGAACAAAATGAACCAAAGAATTATTTATCCAACAGACGATGGTGGTGTGGCTGTCATTATTCCAGCCGCTGAGTGCGGTTTAACCATTGAGGAAATTGCCGCCAAGGATGTTCCTGAAGGCAAGCCATTCAAGATTGTGGATGTTGCAGACATTCCATCAGACCGAACATTTAGAGGAGCATGGACATGGGTATCGTAATTGACATCACAAAGGCAAAGAACATAGCCCATGATGCTAGGAGAGCTGCTCGGTCTGCTGAGTTTGCACCTTTGGATATTAAAGCAACTATTCCTTCTGAAGCAACAGCAGCAGAAGCAGCAAGACAGACTGTGCGTACTAAATATGTTGAAATGCAAACAGCTATTGACGCTGCTACAACCCCCGATGAAATCAAGGCAGCAATGCCATGACTTCAGATGAACGCCTAGAACTAATTAAAGACCTAACAGAAGCATTAAAAAGCTCCTCTCACCTCACTGAAGAAGAACAGCAATGGGTGAGATTAGCCATTAGGAAAGAAGCTCAGAGCATTAAGTTACGAGAAGCCATCATTGAGAAGACACTAGTTGGTCTGGTTTGGATGGGGATATTGGGAGTAGTTTATATTCTCAAAGAGTTTTTATTCGCACACGGAATTAAATAAAGGAAACATATGAAAGCCATGCCAATGCGAGGTCAGCGTACAGCGACCCATAAAGCTAAAACAAAGACAGAGAAGGTCATGAAGGAATACAAAGAGGGAACCCTCCATTCAGGCAAAGGTGGCCCTGTAGTTAAGAATCCAAAACAAGCAATTGCCATTGCCCTCTCAGAGGCAGGTAAAAGCAAACCTAAGAAGAAATAAACATGGCTTTACCAACTTTCCTATCCCTAGTGAATGATGTTCTTGTTCGCTTGCGTGAGCCAGAAGTTACCACTGTCAACGAGAACGCTCTATCTAAACTGGTCGGTAAGTTTGTAAACGATGCTAAACGACAAGTTGAAGACTCCTACGATTGGAACGCTCTCACAACAACTTTGACAGCTAACACCTCTGATGGCATCTTCAACTACGCCCTAGTAGGTACAGGCTCTCGCTTCAAAGTTATTGAGATTTATAACAATACCAACCGCTATCACTTAGAAAGCCGTGACGGTATTAGTATGACTCAGAGCTTCTTGAGCAGTGCTTCTCCTCAGAAAGGCCCTCCTAACTACTTCAACTTCAACGGTGTAGATAGTAACGGAGACACTCAGGTTGATTTGTTCCCTATCCCTGATGGTGTATATCAAA